TGTGTCTAACATATTTTCTATAATATATTAAATATATTAATTTTTTTAAATATTTATGATAAAATACTTCGTTTATTACGATTTATATAAACATTAGTATATATATCGTAATATTGAAATATAATACCAGGAATATCATAATTTAAATTCATTATAGTTGATAATTCATTTATTACATTATATTTTATTGTTTGTTTTATCTAAATCAAATAAATTTGCGAATATATCCATAATGATATGATTATATTATATATATATAGAAAAGAATTATTTTCAATATATATATTATTTCTTTTTCATCTGTTTTATTGTTGATATATTGCTGTGGGCATTGCTGTTGCTGTTGCTGTTGGTACAACTACACCAGATGGTCTTAATAATTTAGTTAAAAATGTTGGAATCCAACTTGGAAGATCACCTTTATGTCCATATCTATACCAAGCAAAAATACCACCAAAAGTTGTTATAATTAATCCAAATATTATTCCTAATATTGCTAAAATATTAAAATCAGAACTTTCATTTTTTTTTTTAGATATTCTCTTTCTGAGTTTTGAAAGTCCTCGTCCTCGTCTTCGTCTTCGTCTTCTAAATTCTTCAATAATTTTTGATTTATCATTTATTTTATCTAAATTAAATAAATTTGTGATTATATCCATAATGATACTTATATATATTATATATAGAAAAGAATTGTTTTCAATATATAATATTTAATTATATAAATATATTATTTTTTGTCAAATTTTATCCAATTATTTAACAAAATTTTTTTTATTTTATCTTTTTCTTTTCTAGAAGCAAACGAAGATTCTAATGAATTTAGCATTATTTTATAAATCTGATCATTATTTAATTGTAAAGTATGTTTAGCTAAACTAATCTCATTTTGAAATGATGTATTAAATATAGATGGATCGTCAGTATTAATAGAAAAATTCATATTTTTTTTGTGAAATGTTTTAATAGGATGTTTATTAATATCGTTGATTGATTTTGTTTTTAGACTTGATGTAAGGCAACATTCAAGATGAATATTATTTCTTTTTAAATATGCCATTAGATAATTATCAGTTGAACAAGCGTATCCGTGTCCAATTCTTTTAGCATATAAGTTTGTTATTGCAGACCTAATATTATCTGATCCCCCAGATTCACCAGCGTGGGCAGTAATATTTATATTTTTTTTATGAGCGTATGCGAAATAACTACGATGTAAACTATCAGAATAATTTTGTTCATCGCCGGCGATATCCATTCCAACAATACCATTATTTCGATATTTTATACATAATCTAACAATATCAAATGACCATAATGGTTTATGTCGTAAACAGCATAATATACAATTAACAAAAATCGGATATTTAGAACATCCTCTTTTAATACCAGTATTAATAGTTTGAATAACTTCATCTAATGATAAATTAGATTCTGTAAGTATGTGGGGATTATATCTAATTTCGGTATATAATACTCCATTATTATATTGATCTTCACAGATTTCATAAGCTATTCGTTCTAAATATTCTTTTTCACCAGCAATTAATGAAATAATATTATAAAAAGTAGATAAACAATCTGTTAATGAATCAAAACATTTTCTATCATCAATTGATACAATTTTAGCAAATTCGGATATAGTATTTGTTTTTAATAAATTTTTTTTTTGTGAAAGTTCATATAAAGTAGTTAATCTTATTGCTCCATCTAAATGTAAATGTAATTCTATATATTTTCCTAACATTGTAATTTAATAATATTAATGATTTTTTCTTATATAAATTATAGTATAGATGAAGATAAAACAATATTATAGATATAAAAATAAGAATTATCTTATCCGAAAAGGAAAAAGGGGTGGTTATTTTATTTTACAAAATAATAGAAGGAAATATATTAAATCATTGATTAAAATTCAAAAAGGGGGATATGAAATACCTAAATCATTCAAGATTTTTTCAACTATAAATGATAAGGAAACAAAAATACGAAGTGAGAAAAATATTTCAAATAGCATAGATGGAATTCCTTTGTTTAAAGATTGTGATGATTTAAATGAACATAATAAATTTATGTCAAATTTATCATCAAAAAATAAATGGTTTTATTCTGATGAAAAAACGGGAAAGGAAAGATATTATGGTTCTTGTTTTATATGGAATAAGGAACAACGTTCTTGGAATAAAAAAGATGGCTGTAAAATATCTGATGTAATGGAAACATGGTTAAAAGAAACTTTATCAATTGAATGTAAAATGGCTCTTGTAATTTATTGGTTTTTAAAATTGTATAGAATATATGGTAAAAAAATAGATATAATAGTTAAAGATATTCATTGTCGCGAATGTAAAGATGATGCATTTCATACACATACTGCTATAAATATGGATGATGTTGGATTATTTTCACGATATAATAATATATATATTCCTCCACAAGAAAATATATTTAAAACAATGCAATTACTTCAAAATGTTAATAGACATTTTGGATATATTAGATCAAATTTAGGATATATACCAATGAAAAAAATAGGTTCTTCAAAATATATTTTAACATCACCACAAGGTCACAATATAATGATATCATGTAATGAAGATAAAAATGTAAGTTTCGCAGTATATGGTCCAATTAATATATATGAACCAAATCAAAAAATTGATATAAAAAATAATTTAGGAAAATATATGATTCCAACTAATTTAGAAAAATGGTTTTTGAAAGTTATATCTGAAGGAAAAATAAATTTAGAACAATCACAAAAAGAAAAAGGCAATAAAATTCCTATGACTTACAAAATATTTATAGACAATAATAATAAACCAAAACTTTATAACTATAAAGATTGGTATGGTGGTTCTCATTTTTATAATATTTCATATAAACTTCCAAAAAATTTTACTTAATTTTAACTTAACATTAGCATAATTTATATAATTATATATTATTTATGATAATTTCAGATATTATAGTCGGTCTCCAACATGGTGATGAAGGAAAAGGCAAGGTAGTTTATCATTTAATAAAAAATAATAATTACACTCGGTGTGTTCGTTTTAATGGTGGTCCAAATGCTGGACATACTATTTATGTAAATCAAAATAAAATAGTAACACATCAACTTCCAACTGGAATATTATATGGTATTCCTAGTTTAATAGGTCCTGGTTGTGTTATTGATATCTCTAAATTAAATGAAGAGATAAATGAAGTTCGGCAATTTGGAATAGATATATCATCTTTATTAAAAATATCAAAAAATGCACATATTATATTAGAAGAGCATATTCAAGAAGATATCGCAACAGATAAGGTTGGAAGTACTAAAAGTGGAATAAGACCTGTTTATAGAAACAAATATAATCGTAGTGGTATGAGAGTAAATGATAATAAAGAATTATTAAATTATTTAAAAGAAAATGGAATTGATGTTGTAGATTCTTCTGAATTTTTGAATGTAGGGAATCAATATATATTATTTGAAGGTGCTCAAGGATTTGAATTGGATATAGATTGGGGGGATTATCCATATGTAACTTCTAGTAATTGTATTGCTGGTTATGCTACTTGTTCTGGTGTTTCTCCAAAAAGTGTACAAAATATTTGGGGAATTGGTAAATTATATGATACTTATGTTGGTTTAAAAAAATTTCAACCATCTGATGAAATTTTTAACAAACTTGGTGATATAGGAAATGAATTTGGTGCTACAACAGGTAGAAGACGACAATGTAATTGGTTAAATATTGAAACATTGAAAAGAGCAATTCGTGTCAATGGTGTAACACATTTGGTAATTAATAAATGTGATATTATTGAAAAATTAAATAAATTTATTATTTATGTTAAAAATGGTAATAAAAAAGAATTTAGTTCTCTTAATGAAATGAAAGAATTTATAATAAGGGAACTTAGGAATGAAAATATTTTGGAATCAAATATATTTTTTTCATACAGTAAAGAAAAAATTTGATAATTTTCTTGATTTAGACTTATTTGATTTACATTTAATAATTTGTGGTAAACCATTTTTCAATTTTTTACCAGAATATTTATATCCTTTTTGTAATCTTCCAGCATTTCCACCTGTCTGAATAATACCTTTGTGTTTTCTAACACCTCCTTTTTTTTTCTTAATGGATTTTTTATTTTTTATTGTTTTTTTTGATGTCTTTTTTGTTAATTTTACTGGATTTCCTTTAAGAACAGCATCAATTTCATCTGCCGTCATATCTCTTTCTGTTTCTTTTTCATTTTCTCTCATATAAATTTTTCCTAAATCATCTTTAATAACAATTTGTGTTGATTGTACATCTTTGTCACCATTATAGTTTATTTCTGAATAACTGTTTGACATAAAATTTATATTAGACATTACGTATTATATTATGAATAAATATATTTTTTTTAGATAAGTTTAAAATTATATTTTATATTTAGAATGAATATTAACGAAAAACATTTTTCTATTGGTGATATTACTATTATTAATGACGATTGTTTAAAGTATCTTGAAACTCTTGAAGACAATTCTATCGATTGTTGTATAACTGACCCACCATATTTTATTGATAAATTAGATGATAGTTGGGATAGTAAGAAAGTAACTGAACGGAAAAATAATAGTCATATTAAGCATTTACCTAAAGGTATGAAATTTGATAAAAAACAAGTTGTAAATTTACATAATTTTTATTCAAAACTTGGTAAAATTCTCATAAAAAAAATGAAACCAAGTGGTTTTTTCTTAAGTTTTTCTTCTCCTCGTTTATATCACGCCATAGCAATGGCGTGTGATTGTAGTGGATTTGAAGTTCGTGATATGATAAATTGGGTTTATACTCAATCTATGCCAAAAGGGATGTCTATTTCTCATATTATTAAGAAAAATAAAAAACTTGGTCTTAGTGATGATGATAAAGAGAAGTTGATTGAGAAATATAAAAATTTTAAAACGCCAATGATGAGATCATGTGTTGAACCAATTTGTGTTGCTGTCAAACCAAAAGGTAAATTAACTTATCTTGAAACAGAACTAAATTTTAAAACAGGTTTAATTGATTTTTCTAATAAAGTTGGAAAAAATTCAGATAAAGTAATTGCTAATGTTATGACATTAGAAGAAATGAATCCATCTTATGATAGTAATTTTCTAGTATCAAAACCAAATAAGAAGGAAAAAAAGTCATACAATACACATGTTACAGTTAAACCAATTGAATTAATGGAACATTTAATTAAAATTTTTAGTAAAAAAGGGGCATTAGTTGTTGATCCTTTTTTAGGAAGTGGAACAACTGCTATTGCATGTAAAAATACTGGAAGAAAATGTATTGGTATTGAATTAAATAAAGAATATTTTGAAATTTCAAAAAGAAGATTAAATGAAATGAACTAATTTTATGTTAAAATATTAAAATTGATTTATAAGAGTATTATAATTAAATATTATTTATATATTATAAGTAAAATGGTTGTATCTGGATCTGCGATATGTATAATTGGATTTAGTGGTGTTGTTCTTATGATAGTAACACCAAAACTTAAAAGAGGTGCCCAAAAAATAAATAGATATGTAAAATCTGTAAAAAAAAAAAATAGATATAAGAAATTCATTAAATCGACAAAGATTGTAAAATGTGAAGAAGATTGTGCTATTTGTTTGGATGATTATTCTGAAAATAATAAATGTTCAGAATTATATTGTGGGCATAAATTTCATAATAATTGTTTTAGAGAATGGATTCTTGAAAGAGAAGTTTGTCCATTATGTAATCAAGAATTAACCAAAAAAGAAACTTTTAAAGATTGTTATTTTAAATTAAAAAATAAAAAATAAATTAAAAAGTAACGGACTGGTTTCGATTAATATTTAATAATAATATCTAATTTAATATTATTATCAAATATATGGCAAAAAATTATGAATGTAAAGATGGTGTATGTTATTTACGCAAACCGTTACATTAACCTTTCTTAACATTAATTAATTAACATTAAGAGGTCTTAGGACACGTAACCTGCCCTGATATTT